GATCCGGCGATCTGTGCGAGAGTGTTGTAAGCGGTCAAGAGGTCCATTGTGTTTCTCCGATTGTTTGAGAGACCTGGTTTAGCTGGTCTCATGTAACTAATCTACGTTCCCGATCCCAAGAAACCTAACGATTTTTCAGGGCGCGCGGAAAAAGCTCGCGAAGGCCGAAAGCTCTTCCTCCGTCGCTGGGGTGGAGACGGGACGTGGGGCTGGGGCCAGAATCTCATCGACCTGGAAGCCTTCCGCGATCAGTTCGTCCCGCATTTCCGCGTCTTGGGCTCCGACAATCTCGTCCGCGTGGTATCCGTTGGCATCCATGTAGGTGGCCTTGATCTCGGATGCTTTGATGATGCTCTTGACCATTGTCTTTTCTCCGATTGTTTGAGAGACCTGGTTTAGCTGGTCTCATGTTAGCAATATATGTTACGGCCTAGCACAGTGCAAGCGTTATTTTGGGCGGGAGATCTTTCCGCCCAATTTGTCCTCCAGCTGGCTCCACGTAAGCCCGAAAACGCCGAGCTTCGCACGTTCGGCCAAGTATGCTGCAGATTCCGAAACCGACATACCGTTGCCTGGTTGTTGTGGCTGTGCCTTAGTCCATTTACAGGTACCAAACTGGCCACAGTGCTCACATGGGTAGTCCGATGGGGATGGATCGCAAGGGGTTGTATGTTTGGCTGTCTCTATTGTCGTGTTGCTCATGTTAGTAACATATGCTCGCTATCGACGGAAACCTAGCACTTTCTTACTTGAGACGAAATCTCTTTCTAAGGAGGGCAGAGGGCAGAGGGCAGAGGGCAGGTAGAACGCGCGCGACGCAAGGGGCGTGCCGATGTAGGTAATGGCGCGACGGAATCTGTCACAACGCATTAGGCAATAGGGGTCGGAATAGGGGTCGGAATAGGGGCCGGAATCATTGTTCCACGCGTGAAACAATCAGGTGGTTTGGCCTTTGGAATGTAGGGTCCTGCTCACCACCTCCAAAACCACAAACCAACTAATGCCAAAGAACTTAGGTTTCTAACCAAAGATCCAAGCACCAGCGACCAAAGAGCCAAGCACCAGCGACCAAAGATCCAAGCACCAGCGTCCAAGCACCAGCGACCAAAGATCCAGGTTCCAGCGATCAACGAGCCGCCGACCATCTTCACCTTGTACCCAGAATTCACTCCCGAGTGAATCGCCCATTTCCCACAAAATCAGAAAACCGACCTAAGAAACCTACTTCAAACCCGGCACAGTATTCGCTTGACAAATTTGCCGTGCCAAAGTACGCTCTTTCTCGTGGCACCTCCCAGGAAAAAGTCTTCCGAGCCCACCCCGTCTCCGGCGCCTGCCGCGAGCCCCGCCCCCATCGCGCCCGCAAAGACACCGCCCCCAACCAAGCCCACCGGCTTCGATTTGTACCTTCGCCAGCTTTCCGAGATGCCGATCCGCGAGGACGCGCTCAAAGGAACTGCCCTCACCCCGCAGGATGTCCGAGCCAAAGCCGAGGCGGACCCCGAATTCTCCCTCAAGCTCTCCCAGGCATGGGACATCGGAATCGACGTCGCAGAAGACGCCGCCTTCAAGCGCGGGATCCTCGGGTGGGACGAGCCGGTGTTCACCAAGGACGGCGGACTCGCTGGCTACGTCACCCGCTACGACGGTGGTCTGCTCAAGGAAGTTCTGAAGGCGAACCGAGCGAAGTACCGCGGCGAGGACGCTGGCCGTGCCCGTGGAGTTTCCGACGAGGCTCGCCGTGAAGCAAGCCAGATCTTCTCCGAAGCCGGATCCCTCCCTTGAGATGCGACTTCTACTCGCCTGACCAGCTCCGCCGCCTTGGGAAATACCCACACCTGATCGGCCACCTGGTCGGCAAGAAGAAGCTCACCCCCATGCACTCGGACTGGATCAAGTCCGTCTGGGACCCCCAGACGCACACGGCGATCCAGGCCCATCGTGGCGCGTACAAGACGACCGCCGTCACCGAAATCGGCTCCATCCGGAACTTCCTCCTCCACCCCGACGACCGCGTCGCGCTGGTGCGGGAGACATGGTCCGTCGCCAACGACTCCCTGAAGACCATCGGGCTCTACATGGAGCACGAGTTGATCCAGGAGCTGTTCCGCGCCTTCCACGGGTTCTACCCGGAGAAGATCGTGAACCGCGACGGGCGGCTCACGTTCAACTTCAAGGGATCCATCACGAAGGAAGGAAGCCTCGACGCCTACGGTATCGACACCGTCCCCGTCGGCTCCCACTACGACACGATCCTCGTGGACGACGCCATCTCGATGAAGGACCGGTACTCCAGGGCCAAGCGGGAGAGCACGCGTGCGAACCTGCAGGAAATCCTGACGAACATCTTGGACCCAGGGCGCTTCGCCCGTGTGGTCGGGACCCCGTGGCACAAGGAAGATGCCTGGGAGATGCTGAAGGGGATGGGCATCAACCCCATGAAGTTCGACGTCTTCTCGACCGGGATCCTTTCCCCCGAAGAGATCGAGTTGAAAAAAGCCACCATGACCAAGGCCATGTGGGCGGCCAACTACGAACTCGAGCACGTCAACGCCGACGACATGGAGTTCCAGAACCCCGTGATGGGACCCTGGCAGCAGAACAACTTCCGCAAGGTCGCCCAGCTGGACGCCGCCTACGGGGGACGAGACACCACGGCCCTCACCATCGGGTCGAATCGGGAGGACGGACGCCTCCAGCTGTTCGTCAAGAAGTGGGCCTGCTCGGCTGAGAAGGCCAAGCCCGCCATCATGGTGGAGCTGGAGCGGCGCGGTTGCCACGAGCTCCACCTGGAGACGAATTCCGACAAGGGCATGCTGGCCCGCGTGTTCGAGACGTTCGAGGAGGAGCGTTGGCTCGTATGCGAGTCCTACCACGAGAGCCAGAAGAAGCACGAGAAGATCCACGACTATCTGGGCCACCACTGGCACCAGATCGTCTGGGCGAACGACTCCGACCCGGAGGCGATGATGCAGATCGCGGACTACACCGAGGACGCCGAGCCCGACGACGTGCCGGACTCCGCCGCCTCTCTCCTGCGCGAGGTGTTCTTCCCCGAGGAGGAGAAGACCGCCCGTGTGATGTACTCTTGACCAACGACTGAGGAGATACACAATGGCCAGATGGCAGCAATTCACGAACGGAAACCCCGGACCTCTGGTCGACACCGACCTCGGACAAGGGATCACCACCAACGGCACCTGGTACCTGCTCCAGCAGAACCTGGACAAGAACAGGCCGATCACACTGAGTGCTTCCGTGGAGGTGGCCGGGCACACGGGTACGCTCCAGTTCGTCAGCCAAACCCCCAGCGGCGCCGCGGCGAACTTGGACACCGCCCTCATCCCGGTCAACGGGACTCCCGTAGTGTGGCCCAACGAGTACTCGCTGGAAGGCGATCGCGCGCTGGTCATCACCGGCATCAACGGCACGGTGTACCCTTGGGTCGGCCAGTGAGCACCGGCATCGTCCAACCCCTCGGGAAGCCGCCCAACGCCACCAAGAAGACCGTCACGCGTCCCTCGAAGAGGTAACTCCACGTGCCCAACGAACTCGAAGTCATCCAGGCGGAGCAAGCCGCGGCGGCAAAGGCGATGCAGCGTCGCCCTTCGTTGGGCGCGCGCGTCAACGAGGGGATTCTCCGCGAGGTGTACCTCCACAACGACAGCTTCCGGAACTTCGTGACAGGGTCCGGCGTGCGCGGCAAGGACCGCACGACGGCAAACCAGGTCAACCCGCCGTACATGCTCACCTTCCCCGAGCTCTCCGCCTTCTACATCGGCGACGGGCTGGGGAAGCGGATCGTGAAGATGCTGGCCGACGACGCCACCCGCAACGGGTGGGACATCGACGGCGATCCGGACGGGAAGATCGTGAAGCAGATGGATCGGCTGAAGGTACGCAAGCACTTCGGCGAGGCCCTGCAGTGGACCCGGCTCTTCGGCGGGGCGCTCACCATCCTACTCTGGGACGACGGCAAGCCCCTCTCGGCGCCGTTCAAGTTCGACCCCGAGAACCCGCAGAAGCTCCTGGGCCTGCGCACCCACTCGGCCGCCGAGATCTGGATCATGCCTACGGACCTGGACACCGACCCGGAGTCAGTGCGCTACGATCTCCCCGCATACTTCACCGTCCGGCGCGTCTACGGCCCGCCCTACGAGATCCACTGGACACGCGTGGTGGAGTGGCGTGGTGACCCAACGCCCGATCGGGTCTACCCGGGTATGGACATCTACCGCCGCTACTGGGGGTTTGGAGTCATCCAGGCTGCGTTCGACAGCTTGTCGAACATGGGGCTTTCCTGGAACGCGATCTCGAACCTGATGCAGGAGTCGGTGATCGGAAAGTACAAGATCAAGAACCTGAAGCAGCTCCTTCTCGCCAAGGACTACGGCGCGATCGAACAGCGCATGGCGAACATCGAGCTCTCCAAGAACTACCTCCACGGCGTGATGCTGGCCGAGGACGAGGACTACACCCGCGACAAGCTCGAGTTCGCAGGCGTGGCCGACGTGGTGGATCGGATGATGATGCGGGTGAGCGCGGACGTGAACATCCCCGTCTCGCTCCTGTTTGGCCGCGGCGCTGCCGGGATGAATGCGACGGGCGAGGGAGATGCCCGCCAGTATTACGACAGCGTCGAGGCCCTACAGGGACTCTACCTGCGCGCCCCGGTGGAGGCCCTGACCATGTGGATTGGGGCTTCCGCCCTTCCCGACGTCGACCCGGACGAGTACGCGATCAAGTTCCGCCCAGTCTGGAGCATGAATGAGAAGGACGCGGCCGACGTGCGCTATAAAACGTCTCAAGCAGACAGTCTAGATTTCATCAATGGCATTTTGTCCGCCCTGGAGATCCGCCGGAATCGGTACGGCGGGCGGTACTCGAACAACACCAGCCTCACCGCCGAGGAGGCGAACAACCCGCCGCCGAATCCGTTCTTCCTCCAGCTCGGCCTGGACAACGACGGCGAGCCCCTTCCAGGAACGGTGCAGGGCGAAGAAGATGGAAACTCGGGAACGACCGAGGGTGGGCAGACAACTCCGCACGCCACCGCCTCCAAAACCGCCGCGGCACCCTCCGTGAACCTCAAGGAAGCGACGAAAACCAGGTCCACACCAGGGAGCATCGGCGGGAAGCAGAAGAAGGGCGTCACCCAGCCCGGCGCGAGCGCGGTCCACAAGCCCGGAAGGTCGAATCGAATCACCGGAGACCGAATCGACGCCCTCCGGAAGGCCTTGATGGACCACCAGGACGATCCGGATGCACTTTTGGTGGCGTTGCTCGCGTTCCGGCACGACGGAGGCGACCTCAAGGGCGTTCTGGAGACCATCTTGAAGGAAAACGGAGAGTAAATGGCCGAAATCAGCGACGAATTGCTCTCCTACGTGGTCCAGGAATCGCGACGGATAGACTACGGCGAAATTGTCATCCGGTTCAACGCCAACTTGCCCCAAAAAGTGGATGTAGAGGTCATCAAAAAGGTCAGATTCAAACCTGCATGACCTTGCTTTTCTGATTTACACGATGTAAGCTGTACATCATGCGAAAAATCATCACTTTGACGGAAAACCAGATCGCGCGGATCAAAGACGAGGCCAGGCGGAGCGGCATCTCGGAAACGGAAGTCATCAGAAGGCTGGTCGACAAGTGGCTCGACTGACCGGAGAAGATCTTCTGAAGGCCGTGCAGGAAAGATTCTACGTGTCTGGCCGCGACGTTCTCTGGAAGGTTCCTCACGGAAAATGGTTGACAGAGCCGAGCGGTATGCTTGCGGGGCACAAGGGCAAACGCGGGTATTTGACCATAAATTTTACAGCCGACGGTACTCACCAGTACATACCGGCGCACAGGGTGGCTGTGATGCTACGTGACGCCGTACCCCTGCCCAGCGCGCTGGTGGTAGACCACTTGAACGGAGATCCTTCCGACAACAGCTTCGAAAATCTTCGAGCAGTATCCACGATGCTGAACTCTGCTCGGAGGCACGGAACCAGCCGAGGGATGAAATTGCTAGGCGCATCTCGAAAAGGATTTCGGTGGCGGGCAGACGTGCAGTTCAAGGGTAATCGGCACCAGCTTGGATGGTTCGACACCGCTGTTGAGGCGGTTCTCGCATACTGGGGCTTCCAGAATAGCGTGGACCCAGAAGGCACTTCTCAGCGGCAAGAATTTATATCCCAGCAGGTGAAGCACGCGGCAAGGGTTGATGAAACAGTGCCCGCGAAGCCTAGATCCGACACCTGGGTAGGGGTGGTGGGCGTCAACAAGATCCATGGGAGGTATCACACGTACAAGCAAATAAAAGGTGTTCGCAGATGGCTAGGCTCCTTCAAAACGCTTGAGGAGGCGACGGCAGCGCGAGCCGCTGGAATCCCCAAGCATGAACGACGCCAGGACGACGAAAAAGCGGTCCCGCCGAAGGACTTTCTCCGCGGAGACCGCGCGGGAAGTACAACTTCGAACTCCCTTCGAGCGGGGTGAGCAGAAAGTTGTTGGATTTTCAGAGTTGTGAAACTATATTCTGAGCCTAACGCTCCGTCTTCACCGCGTCCCACGAAGT